CGCCGCAGACAGGGACCAGGCGCGTCTGTGCTTTGAAGTCGTCCAGGGGATGATTCGGAACTGTCCGAAGATGGAGCAGCACGCGCAGTTGTTCAAGTTCTCCGTCGTGGTCGGATCCAGCAGCTACAAGAGCGTTTCCGCAGAGGCCGGAACCAAGCACGGCTACAACACCCACCTCTGCATCAACGACGAACTGCACGCCCAGAGGACGCCCGAATTAACCGAGGTGATTGGCACGTCGACAGGTGCCAGGACTCAGCCGATCGTATGCCATCTGACAACGAGCGACTACGAGCGGAAAGGCTCAGTCTGCAACGACAAGCACGAATACGCTTCCAAGGTCCGCGACGGCATTATCAATGATCCGGCGTTTCTGCCGGTCATCTACGAGGCCAGCAAGGACGACGACTGGACGGACGAGAAGACGTGGGAGAAGGCGAATCCGAATATTGACGTTAGCATTGACCGCGACTACCTGCGGCGTGAATGCGAGCGAGCGAAGGACGATCCTGGATACGAGAACACATTCAAGCGACTGCACCTGAACGTGCGTACGGAAGCTCTTGACCGCTGGATTACCTCCGAGAAATGGGACGCATGTGCGGACGAAATTGATATTGACGACTTCGCTGGCGAGGTATGCTGTGCTGGTCTCGACCTCGCGAGCACACAGGACGTGAACGCGTTTGTGCCGACGTTCAAGCGGAACGGAGAGTTCTACGCAAAGCCGCTGTTCTGGATTCCCGAGGAGACGGCCAGGAAACGCGAGCAGGACAAGCGGATTCCGTACAGTGTATGGGCGCGTGAAGGCTGGATCAAACTAACCCCAGGAGATGTATCGGACCCGGAAACGATTCACAAGGACATAGTCGATTGGGTTGAGAAGCACAAAGTCAACCTGCAAGAGATCGCCGTTGACCGTGCGTTCCAGGGTGTCGACCTGATTCGCCGTTTGTCGGCTGACGGGTTCACGGCGTTCGCTCATGGCCAGGGTTCCATGGGAATGATTCCGCCGACGAAGGTGACAAAGGACGCGATTCTCGGCGGCGCGTTGCACCACGACGGAAACCCCGTCATGCGGTGGATGATGGGTAACGTGGTGGTCCATCCTGGAGAGGGTGAAGAATACCCGATGAAGAAGAAGTCGCCGGACAAGATCGACGGACCCGTGGCAATGATTATGGGCGTCGGGCGTGCTGACATGCAGCCGGGAAAGAAGCGGTCGTGGTACGAAGAAAACGAGTTCGAGTTTTAGGGAGGCGAGCGATGGATAGGCGAGGATTCGTGAATGCGGTCGCGGCTATATTCGGAGCGTTGGCATTCTGGAGAACCGGAACGTCCGTGGCTGGTGATAGGCCGGCGCGTTGGGAGTGGGTCATCGACGAGTACCGTGACGGGTTTCGGTACTGGCGGTCAGATGCGTGTGTTATGAGCGATGAGGCGGCAGCGATTATAGCGTCTATTGGCACGTACGCAACTGCCTTGGGTGCTGACTATTTAATCATTGAGCACGTCTATGCTGAATTCGCTGGAAAAGGGCTACTACGGTGCAAGGTTTCCTTACTTGAGCCAGAACGTGGCATGTGCGTGATTCCGAGGAGATGCGTCATCTTTTCGATGGTGTTTCCTGGCGAACACCGCATCGTGAGTGTCGGCGGGAAGGATGTGGCGTAATGAACTGGGGAGCGAAGAAACACGCAAGACGGAAAAGTCGGCGCGATGTTGCGTTGCGAGAGGAATACGCCCAGGCATTGGCGCGTCGGCAGGCGTTCATTGACGCGGAATGGTTCAGGGTGACTAGGCGGTATTTCGACACGTCACGCACATTGTGGCTGCTTCATTTGGCAGGAATAGAAATGCTCAGGACGATGAAAGCGAGTTGAATTCAAATTGCTGCGGCGTTCAACCTTTGGATGGAGGACTATACCGAACATCCAGAATTATTCGAGAGGGAGTGGCAAACAGTCGAGCAGTTTCTGGCCGAACAACACGACGGCAAAACACCAACGTACGGAGAGACGTGCGTGGAGATACTCGACAATTACATTCACGGAAAGCGGATCGTTCCGGAAGAGTCATGCACCTAACCCAATACCTCATTCTCGAAGTCTGCCGCGAGTGCAACCTTGGCAAGCTGCACCCGCAATGCCCGAATCTGCACCCAGGCAGGTATTCGGAAGTGCGCCACGAGCAGCCTGTGCCGGACTACAAGGCGATTCAGATAGTTCGCGAGGCGTACGAGAAGCACGGGTTCAGAGGACGAGTAGGGTTCCACTACTACAACGAGCCTTTGCTGGCAGCCGAACGCATGTGGCGACTGATGGAGCGAATCAGCGCCAAAGTGCCACAAGCCGAATTCGTCCTGTGGTCGAATGGAACGCTGCTGCCTGAGGATTGCAGTGAGTTCCGCCGATTCAGCGAAATCCACATCACCGACTACCGGATTCCGAAGCACGAGGCAAAGAACCTGCCGGCGCTGGTGTCTGCCTGTACGCACGCACAGATTCACCGTTGGCCGCTCGATAATCGACTGCACGGAATCGGCGGCGAGGTGAGTTTCCAGCCGTGCCATCGGATGTTTACCGAGTTCATTATCGACTACTTCGGGAACGTCCATTTGTGTTGCTACGACTGGCAGGGATTGGCGAGTATCGGAAACGTGCAGGACGAAGCGCTCGGCGTGTTGATTGAGAAGTGGCAGAAGGTCCGGAGGCAGATTGGCGGCGTGGCGATGGACCCGCGAAGCCCGCTGGCGTGTCTAAAGTGCAGGATGCGGTCGGCGGGGTTTACGCGGTTCATTCCGGAGATTGGTATTGACGCACAGGAAGAGGTGAGGAAGTGGCGAAGCTAGAAATCAATGGAGACGGACGACTTGTTTTGTATTGTCACCCGAACGAAGAGCAGATGCTAAGTGAACTGCCAGCAGAGTTTGATCTCTATTTGCATAAGTGGACATGCGGACGCGTTCGCGTAGGTTACGCGTCATGCTACCAGTTCACGGTCGTGCAATGCAATGCGCGAAGCATCTGGTACAAGCCGTGGACGTGGCGGCGCAGTGAAGGACCACCGCGACCGCGTCCAGAACCGAAACCGAGACAGGAGGCGAACCAATGAATCTAGCAGTCGTCTTCGTCTCCTACCGCTCTGTTCCAGAAGAACGCCTCCAGGACCATTTCGCCTGGAATGATGCTGAGTACCGAAAAGCAGGCGCTCGCGTGTTCGCGGTGTCGGATGAACCGCAGTTCACGCCTGAATACGCAGCCACGGTGCTCTTTCACGAGAACGAACTGCCGCTGGTCGATGGCCAGCGGCGATTCTCGTTGACGAAGACCAAGAACAGAGGGCTTGTTACCGCTATCGCGTATGACGCCGACGTGATTGTCTGTACCGACGTTGACATTCGGTTCCCTCCAGGAATGCTCCGGTCGCTCGCGTCAGTGGACGACGAGACAGCCATGTTCCCGATGTACCACATGATGGACTACACCGACCGCAAGAAGTGCCTGCGAATCGACATGGGGTGTACGGGCACGACCGCCATGACTGCGGCGAACTGGGAACGAATCCAGTACGACGAACGTTGTGTTGGATACGGTGGCGACGATGGTTTCCTCTTGGCCGACTGCCGCGCGGCAGGATTGAGAATCGACCGAAGCGGACGAGTCGACCACATCGGGCACATTCCAGGAGACGGAGATAGGGTTCCTGGTTCCGGCTCGGCGTCGTGCTGGGGGCGGGATGACGGATTCAACTTTGAGAACATTCGCGGGAATAAGGCAGCGAGGAGGATGCGTTGAGAGAGTACCCAGAAACATACGCCATTTGGAACCAGCGAGATAACTACGCCTATGTCAACTTGGCAAAGTGTGGCTGCACGGCCATCAAGACGGCCATCGCTGAACACCTTGGCGAGTCGTTCGAGTCGATTCAGTGGCATCTCCCGTGGAAGGTGTCGGCGTGGAATGTACCGGACACAGTGTTCCGGTTCACGGCGGTTCGGCATCCGTTCGCGCGTCTGGTGTCGTGCTGGGCGGATTGGGTGCAGTCACCAAGTGAAGACGAGTTGCAACTGAATCCAGACTTCCGCGGAATTGTTGGCGCTGGATTCCGTGAGTTCTGCGAATACGTGCTGCACCACTCTGGAGTGCCGAACCTGCACTACGCTCCCCAGATTCCGCAACTGCATCACAACGGCGTGTGCCTCGTGGACGAGATATTCAAACTTGAAGCGCTGTCCAGCGAATGGTGCAGGCTGTCAGCTGTAACCGGACTCCCGCCGCTCTCTCGCAATCCAGGTGCCGTGCGAAAGTCGAAACATGCGCCGTGGCGTACGTACTACACTCGCGGCCTTGCGTCCAAGATGGCGGATTACTACGCGGAGGATTTCGCGAGCCTCGACTACGAACCGACCATCGAGAACAGGAGCGGAGCGAAATGCTGAAGATACTAGGCGCAGGACTGCCGAGAACAGGAACGGCAACGCTGTGCGAGGCGCTGCGGATTCTCAAATACATCACGATTCACCACGAACCCGACAGGATGCCGCTGTTTCCGACCACGGACCAGAACTGGCGGCTATTCGACGACGTGGACGCCGTGACCGATGCGCCCGCGGCGATGTACTGGCGGGAGTTGTCGGCTGCCTATCCAGAGTGCAAGGTGATTCTGACCGTCCGGGATGTTGATTCCTGGTGGGAGTCGATCAAGTGGCATTCCAACAAAATCCGCATCAGCGACGACACAGAACATTGCCGGTACACCGAGGCGCTGCACTCCGCCTTGTTCGGCGTGCCGTCTCCAAGTGAATACTGGTACAAGCGAAGATTTCGCGAACACAACGCTGCGGTAGCGAGGCACTTCACCCTGACAGCGCCGAGCAATCTTATCATCATGGACATTCAAGGAGGCGACAAGTGGAGCAAGCTTTGCAAGTTTCTGCAATGCAAGGAACCGAACAAACCGTGGCCGTGGGAGAACAAGAAGCCGTCGTGAGTGGAGACATGAGCGCCGCAACCAGGCAGAGCATCGAGAATCTGTGGAATGCGATCAGGCAGACGAACGAGCAGGTGGGCAAGTTGTCGCGAGCGTTCGGGCCGATTCCTGAACGACGCGGCGCGGCGATGGAGATTGTGTACGAGTTGGTGGGTATCGCAGTAGCGGCTACAGGAGCGTGGCTTGTATATCCTCCAGCGGCATGGCTGCTGGTAGGTGCTTGGATGCTTGGCGACGTTGTTTCCAAGCGGAATCGCAGCAAAAAGGAAAAGCCGAATGCTCGGTAGCTTGATGAAGATACTCGCTGGAGTTGGCGGAAGCACGAAGTCGGCTGTCGATGACTTCTGGTATTCTCCGGTGCCGTGGTCGAGCGGTTCCAATATCAACGAGGAATCCGCGATCCGATTTTCGACCGTGTTCGCCTGCATCCAGAAAATTTGCAAGACGATTTCAACGCTACCTGTGGGCGTGTACGAGAAGGTGGGCGAGCGTCAGACCAAGGCGACTCAGCATCCGCTCAACGACATCCTCGACTGGAAGGGCGGGCGCAATGCAACAGGAGTGAGCGTCCGTTCTTCGCTCCAAGCGAACAGACTCGCATGGGGCGATGGTGTAGCCGAAACGGTGATGAATAACCGCGGGGAAATCGAGCACCTTGAACCGCTCATGTCGAGGAATCTCAAGCCGAAGTTCGACAAGCAAGGATACCTGGTTTTCGAGCATTGGCCTGATGGAAAGTACGACCGGACGCTTGGACCGAAGGAATATTTTCACGACCCAGGTCCGTTCACGTGGAACGGTGTGCTCGGTGTTACGCCGATTCAGGCTAGAGGCGCAATCGTCGGAGCCATTTCTGCCGAAACATACAACCAGTCATTCTTCGACCACGGGGCTGTCCCTGGAGGAATCCTCGAGGTTCCGGAGGGGGTGAATCTGAGCGATGAACGCCTGGACTACCTGGTAGAGCGATTCAACGAGCGATTCATGGGCGCACGAAACGCCCACCGTGTCGGGCGACTGCGAGAAGGCATCACGTTCAAAGAACTCGGGATGCCGAACCAAGACGCGCAGCTTCTGGAGTTGCGGAAGTTCAATCGCATCGAAATCTGTTCCATCTTCGACGTGCCGCCACCGATGATTCAGGAGCTTGACCCCGGCAAATACACGGCCATCGAGCAGGCGATGATTGCGTGGGTCAAGGATTCGCTACTCGCCATCTGCAAGGCGACCGAAACAGCACTGAAGCGACGGTTCTTCGCGGACTCCAGGCTGTACGTCAAACACAACCTGGCTGGACTCGCTCGCGGAGATATGAAGGCCAGAAGCGAATTCTACAAGGCCGGCATCGAGTGGGGATGGTTCACCGTCAACGACGTTCGCGAAATGGAAGAACTCAACCCGGTTGAAGGCGGCGATACGAACTGGATCCAGATGAACATGATGGCGCTTACAGGCGTCGGGCACGTGGTGCCGGCGCAGAGCGACGGTAGCCAAGCGGCTGCAGAAACGGCCCGAATTGTGGTTGGCGAGATCCAGCGAATGCTCCCCGCTCCCGAGCCAAGCAAGGCCCTGGACACTACGGCGGCGTTCCTGCCGCTATTCTCGGACGCTGCTGAGCGGATTACGACCAAGGAAGCCAAGGCCGTGAAGAACGCTCTGAAGCGCCACCAGGAGAGCCAGGAAGCCTATCTGGCGTGGTGTGACGACTTCTTCACTTCGCACGTCGAATACGTCAAAGGAACGCTGGAGCCGGTCGTGTGCGGCTTGGAGCGGGCCACGGAAACGTCCGCAGCGGATCCAGCCGACTTCGCCGCACGATACGCAGAACACCAGTTGGAGGCGGCGCGAGCAATTCCAGGAGGCGCGGAACTAGACACCAGCTACCTGCTGGAAGAACTCAAGAACACCTATTTGGAGTCGAAGAATGATGAAGACTGAACTTACGAGCAGGCAGATCAGGCAACTGGAGCGAATCAGCACGTCGCCGATGGCCATGCGTCCGGATGCGCTGAAGACGATCATGGCGCGGATCGTTTCCGTCGAGATTGACGCCCCGGAACTGGAGGCGTCGATTGTCGAGCGTCCGCCGGTTGCCGAGGAGGCCAAGATTCCTCGACTCGCGAAAGTCCGTGGTGCCGTGGCCGTGTTCCCGGTCTACGGTGGAATCGGCCAGCATCGTGGCGGGGACTACTGGGCGAGTGTCTACAGCGAGGAACTCGTCCGGAAACTCGCGGACGCCATCGACAACCCGAACGTCGGCGCGGCTGTCCTGTCGTTCGATACGCCTGGAGGCATCGTGTACGGGCTACCTGAAGCGGCGCAGGCGATACGTGAGCTGTCTGCCAGGAAACCGATCTACGGGCACGTGAAGGGCGAGGCTGCGTCTGCTGGCTACTTCCTGGCGTCTTCCACCACGAAGCTGTTCGCTAATCCATCGGCGGAAGTTGGAAGCATTGGAACGTGGACGATGCACATCAACGCCGCGAAGATGATGGAAGACATCGGGTGGGAGGTGACGCTTATCTCGGCTGGTCGTTACAAGGTCGAGCAAAGCCCATATGGCCCGCTCGGCGAGGATGCTAAAGCGGCCATTCAGAAATCCGTTGACGCATACAACGACGGTTTTCTGGAGGCTGTGGCCATTGGGAGAGGAGTCTCGAAGGCAACGGTCGCCAGTGAGTTCGGAGAGGGACGGATGGTCAAGGCCGACACTGCCAAGCCCCTAGGCATGATTGACGGAATTGCCACTCTGGACGAATTGCTTGCAGGTATCATGCAGCCGGCTGAACCGTCTGGAGGACGGCGAAGCATGTCGACGCGGATTGCGATTGCTAAGGCATGGGATCCGGAGATTGACCTGTGATCGAATTGCCTCCTCGTCAGCGCGACACCCTGGACGCCCTGCAAAACTTCATTGCCGTACACGGATTCCCGCCGACAGTGCGCGAACTTGCTGCTGACCTGTGCATAGCCAGATCAACAACCGTGATGCACCTCGACGCATTGGCGGCGAAACGAGTCATTCGACGCGAACCAGCAACGGCGAGAGGACTAACCATTCCGGACGGAACAGTACCCCATGCGTGACGGGTGCCAAATGTCCGGGTTGTTTCGTTTTGAATCGGAGGCACAATTAGACGCTGACAAACAAACGCATCCCCGCAACGAACGGCCGAGTTTCGTAGACGTGCGGTGATGTAAGAACGCCTTATCGTTTGCCGAGTCAAGCGCGAAGCGTTTTGGTGTTTTTCCAATCCTTTTGGAACGACATCGGGACGTATCGCGCTTTTTTGTTGCGCTCTTGTCCCGGTGGATAGGAGTCAACAAATGACGATTCAGGAAAAGCTGGCCGAACGAAAGCGGCTGCTGGACGAGGCGAAGGCGATTCAGGCCAAGGCCGATGAAGAGAACCGCAACCTCTCTGAAGAGGAAGAGGCTGCCATCAACGCCAATCTCAAAGCGGCGGGCACCCTCAAGTCCGAGATTGAGGAGGAACGCGAAACCGCCGAGCGGCAGGCGCAGCTTCGTGCCAGCATCGAGGCCGAGGAGTCTTGGGAATCCCAAGCGCAGCCTCGGAAGACGAAGCAGGCGGCTCTGGGGGCAGGCGTGCGGATCACCGGCGGCGAGGCTGCTTCTGGATTCGCCCACTTCGGTGAATTCCTTCACAGTGTCCGCATGGCGGCGTTCAGCGACGCCGACCACGCCAGGCTCGAAGGAAAGCTCCGCGCCGCTGTCAGCGGTGCTGGAACGACCGTCGACGCCGAACTCGGCTTCCTGGTGCCCCGCGAGTATTCGACGCGGATCCTGGAGCGGATGCGCGAACGCGGCTCCATCATTAACCTTCCGTTCCTGCAAATGCCGCTGTCCGGTAATGCGCTGGACATGCCGTACATCAACCAGACGAGCCGTGCCGACGGCAGTCGGTCGGGTGGCGTCCTTGGCTACTGGGTCGGTGAAGCCGAGGCGCCGACGGGGACCAATCCGACGATTGGTCAACTCAGCCTCAAGCTGCACAAGGCCGGATGTCTCGGGTACGTGACCGAGGAATTGATGTCCGACGCGCCGGCCACGGGGGCCTTGATGGAACGGCTGTTCGCGAAAGAACTGCTGTTCAAGGTCGAGGACGCCATCGTTCGCGGCGACGGCAGCAAGAAGCCCATGGGTCTCATCAATGCCAAGTGCAAGATCGCCGTCGCCAAGGAAACGAACCAAACGGCAACATCCCTTTGGGGTGCCAACGTCGTCAAGATGTGGGCGCGTCGCAACCCCGGAAGCGGCAGTCAGAACGTCTGGCTCGTCAACCAGGATGTCGAGCCGCAATTGTGGGGCCTGACTCTTGAGGGTCGGTACGGTTCCGCCGCGACCGCAGTTGATGGAATTCCGCTCTACTACCCTGCCAACTCGGCCACGAACCAGGGAAAGTACGGCATTCTCATGGGCCGCCCCGTGATTCCGTGCGAATACTGCAGCACGCTCGGCACCGCCGGCGACATCATCCTGTTCGACCCGGCTGAGTACGTACTGGCCACCAAAGCCGGCGCGGGAATCTCCGTCGAAGATTCGATTCACGTTCGCTTCTCGCAGGGCGAACGGACGTTCCGCGCGTTCTTCCGCGTGGACGGACAGCCCGGATGGAGTTCCGCCGAGACTCCCTATCAGGGCACGAGTACGCTGAGCCCGATTGTGACCCTGGCGGCACGAGCATAACAAGGAGCCAAACACTATGCGTGACCCACAAGCAGCCCATTACGTTCCGGTCCTCGAACCCCAGGACCACAACGCCGGCGTCGATGGAGATTCCATCAACATCGGCAATGGCCATAGCATCACGTTCTGTATCCTCTTCGGAGAACTGACAGGCGATGCCGTGCTGAAAATCTATTCCGGTGCAACTGCCGGAACGAAGACGACCGCCGAGACGTTCCACTATTCCGCGACTGCAGCCGACCTCAAGGCCGCCAGCGGTGACGTTCTCGCGGCCTGGTCAACCTCCGCCGCTCTCACCTTGACGGCGGCAACCTACGAAGATCGGATGCTCATGGTGACCGTGGATCACGACGACGTGACCGACGGCCAACCGTGGATCACTCCGGAATTCAGCTCAGCCGCGTCCGAGCTGTTCGTTTCCGTGTCCGCCCGCGTCGAACCGCGTTACGCGTCCGACCAGTCGGCAACCATGACGGCCTAGCGCCTCTCCTGTGGGGCTGGCTCCGCCGAGCGTCCCTTCCAGCGGAGCGGAGCCAGTCTACAGATAACGCGCCCCCAGGAGAGCAACTGTGCTCAAGTGTGCGAACTCAACCAGGACCGAACCGGCGAAAGAGCCAATTCTTCTTGATGAACTCAAGGAGCAATTGCGCATCGATCACACGGACCTCGATCCGGAGTTGCAGCACCTAATCACGGAAGCTCGGAAGTGGGCGGAGGAGAATGAGCTTCATCGCCTGCTGATTACCCAGACGGTGACCGAGAAGTTCAATGCATTCGACGTACTGAAACTCCGCTGGCCGGCGCAATCAATCACGTCGATTGTGTACCTCGACACGAACGGGTCTCAGCAAACGCTGTCAACAGACTACTACGAACTCGGCAATCACCTCGGCGTGTCGGTGGTTCGCCTGAAATACAACCAATCTTGGCCGTCGACGCGTGACCATGAAGACGTGGTGACGGTCGTTTATGTGGCTGGGTATGGCGACGAACGTAACGACGTGCCGCTTCCGATTCGGCAGGCGGTGAAAGCGTACGCAGCCTATCGCCACGACGGAATGGTTGACGCGGCACTGCTTGCTGTCGCTCGGAATCTCCTTGGTCCGTATTCGGTGAAGGAGTGACGATGTCGAAAGCACGCAGGCCAATGAATCGACGCGTCACCGTTTATCAGCAGTCGACCAGTGCGTCGGCGAACAGTGACGGCGGATTCGAGGAAACTGCGTCCACGTACTGCGAGCGCTGGTGCCGAGCGTGGCCGCTACGTGGGAATGAACCGTCTGCCATGGAGGCAACGCAGCCGGTGACGGACTGGAAAGTCGAAATGCGGTACGACACCACGACCGCCGCTATCACCGCAGAAATGTGGATCGTGCTGGAAGGTGGCGAGCGGCTGAACATCGCGAGCGTATACGACCCTGATGGGCGAAAGCGATACATCGAAATTCGAGCGAGGCAGGTGACATGAGCATTGAGAGCATGTTGCGAACTGCCTTGCTGAACATGGACGCCGTGACCGCGCTCACCGGAACAGGAGACGCCGCACGGATTCGCCCCGACAAGCTGGACGATTGCGACGACAAGGAACTGCAGCACATCGTCATCGAGGTTGACAGAGCCACTCCCCAGAACAGCCTCGACGGACTCGGAGGACTGACGTTTGCGGAAGTCAACATCAGTTGCCGAGGGGCATCACGGGCGAAGGCTAACGCACTGGCCGAAGCCGTGAAGCGGGGACAGGTCTGGCCGGCTACGGAGGCAGCGGAACGTCATTCGACTCGTACCTTGAAGACGAGGTGTCCGGGATGACGAACCGCGACGATAACAGCCAGCGCGCCTGGTACACAGTAGAGCAGACGTACATTGTGAGCTTCACCGAAAATGTTTGACCGCATCTTCGTCATCAACCTGAACCGCCGGCAGGACCGCTGGGAGCAGTTCCGCAGAATGCTCCCGTCGAACTGGCCGTTCAGCGATCCGGAGCGATGGACGGCGGTGGACGGAACCGCTGTCAACATTCCGTCATGGTATCGCTGCACGCGGGGTTCGTGGGGATGTCTCCAGAGCCATCTGGGAATCTGGCGAGAGCAGATTAAGAAGAAGTGGCAGTCGGTACTCGTGCTGGAAGACGATGTGGTATTCACGCGTGATGCCGTGGCTGTGATGCTTCGAACGATGGAAATGGTTTCCGACGATTGGGACCAGATTTACTTCGGCGGGCAGCACCTCGACACGAACGAGCATCCGCCGGAAGTCGTCGTCCAGGATAGCCTAATTCGCTGCCGGTACGTGAACCGCACGCACGCCTACGCGATTCGCCTCCCGTTCGCGAGAGTGGCCAAGAAGGCGATTTCCGGGCCAAGCAAACGACCACCTATCAAGCAGCAGGTTGACTACCGCCTCGGAGAACTGCACATGCAGGAGCGATACCACATCTACGCTCCGTGGCGGTTCTGCTGCGGTCAGGCTCGTGGATACAGCGACGTGTGCTATTCACGCCCTGGAAGCCTGCGAGGCAAGCACGTGGTTGAGCAGTTCTGGAACCGTTTCCCAATCGTCTGACCAGTAGGTGCATGATGGAAGCCGTCAAAGGACTGAGCCAGCTGGAACGGAAGCTGAAAAGCCTTGCGTCGTCAGGCTCCAAGCAGGTTGCGCGAGCGTCTCTTGGGGGTGCTGTTGCTCCGCTAAGGAAATCGATTCGCCAAGGAGTCAACGCGTCTGTGCAGAGTGCGCCGCTGAGACGTGCTGCTCGCCTGACAATCGGCAGCAGCGTGAAGAAGCAGCCCGACGGATCCTACGGCGCTAAGGCAGGATTCGGCGTCGGCAAGCCGTCCAAAAAGAAGCGGACGGCCGCGCACGAACGGAGCGTCTACGGACAAGGCGGGGCAAAGCTCGCGAGAGGTGTCGGTCTCTCGTCGCAGAACATCCATTGGTTCGTTCTCGGGACAAGGGAACGAACGCAGAAAACCACAGGAAAGGCAGTCGGAAAGATAGCGGCTGAACTGCTCGGAGTCATTCCGGCGGCTGTCAATTCGTCGCGTGGCCAGATGATTAGCGAAGCTGCTCGTCGTGCGGCTGTCGCACACAAGAAGGAAGCCAAGAAACGGAGGTAATCCTGTGGCGAAAGTCAAATGCAAAGGCACGGCGCTCAAGCAGCAGATTTCGGCGGCATACGTTGCGGTCGCTCAGATCATTTCGCTTGAACTCCCGAACATGGAAACCGAAACGTACGAGGCCGACACGCTCGACAACGCGGACGCCGGCATTCCGTATGAGCCGACCGGAAGAACGGAAGGCGGCTCCGCGTCGGGCGAATTGTTCTATGACCCGGCGCTTGCTGGGCATAAGAACCTCTTGGCGCTCATCACCACGCCGCAGGCCGAAAGTTGGCAGATCCTATTTGCTGACACCGGCGCGTCGACGTGGACATTCTCGGGTGCCGGTTTCAGCTTCGGCGGAACCGTCGCACTGAACGACGGCCTGAAGGCAAACTTCTCAATCAAACTGTCGGGAATCCCGACATTCCCTAGCGGAGGCAGCGCGGCGTAATGAAAGCAACTGTCCTGATTCCACTGACGTGTGCGTGCGAAACGTGCAAGGCCAACGGCGGCACAGGATGCGCGACGTACCCCGACAGCGTGATTCCTGCCGGGACCGTCTTGGAGTGGGACGATTGCTGGCAGTTAGTTTACGCGGGCGTAGCTGTTCCTGCAGACGAAGAGTGCGAACAACGCGTAACGCTGAACCCGCAGCAACTCGCTGCGGCTCAGCGTGCCGCATTGAGAGCTGCGGCCGGGATTCACCCGGAAGACTTTGAAGCGTTCGACGCCGGTGAAAT